TGGACCTTATAAAAAGAATCAGCATAGAGCTTGTTAGTACAGGCTTTATGCTGAAATATAGTTTTTAAGGGATGACTAGATAGAGTTATTAGGAATAGGTTATAACGCTATTCTCGTTTAATCCATTTTAGAATTGTTGGGTCTTTCAGCTTGTTGTCTTCTGCAAGGAGTACCATTTTGGAAACAATCTCCACGGTCTTTGGGTCTTCATCCATAAATGGGAGATAGAGTTTCCCACGGTGCTGACTGTGTACAGGGATGATAGGAATCTCTACGCCACCAACCTGACGCACATTGCCCGAACCGAGGTGGATAGTATAGTCGGCAAGTGAGCCTTTGATGTGAATAAAGTTGTCAGAAACTGTTACATTCTTAAACTTCATTAAGTCAGCAGTACACTTGACAATAGCTGCACGCAGTTCCTTCGTTGAGTTTCCAGTCTCTGGGTCAACACCACCGACGAAGGCAATGCTAATTGTCATGTCTACATCACGCATCACTTCGCTGTAGAGAATAGGGTCAATATCCGCAATCTTTAGTCGATTGTAAGTGCGTGTAGATGAGAAGTAGACACACTCTATGGCGGGAGCTTCCACATCGGCAGGAGTAAACCAGTTGGCTTGTGCATAGAGTTCAACAGAGATACCTTGGCGATAGAATACCTTGCGCAGCCCTCCTTCATAGTCTGCACTCCACCCACGGCTACGCAATGCAGCTGCTGCCTGCTTCACCTGAATCTGATACCCACTATAACGAAGTGACTCGTTTTGTTCTGCTTCATCAGGTGTCGGGATGTAAATCTCACGGAATATCTGTTTGAAAGGTTGTACAATCTTCTTGTTGAAGACGAAGTTTTGCCATGTTGACCACGTGCCATCGGCATAGAGTTGCTGTGCATGGACGATAGTAATCGGTTTGTCAGCTTTCATCTTCTGGATACCATCAAGCGTCTCCAGTCCCTCGTTGGTATAGAAGCCTGTGGTTGTTCCTTGTCGAAGGAGTAGCAAGCGGAACATCGGACTGACGATAGGATTCTCAGCAATCACCTTTACATCCTGTGGACGTAATGGTGTCTGGCGTATCATCATATCCTCCATAATCGTGCGGGCACGCTTTCTCTGCTTTGTCCACTCCTTACCCATAGCAGCAATATTGAGGTAGTCAGGATGCTTCTTAATCTTTGCAGGTACCGTTTTCAGCACCTTCTCACCTTGTTGAACGATGAGTTTGTTGGTGCCATCCTCCGCTAACTGTAGTTTCAGTGTGTATCCCTCTACGTTGATTCCTTGCAGGAAAGCAGCGTTGTCGGTAACCTGCTGGCTCTCCATACGCCACGTCAGCTGTATCGGGTCAGCATATCCGGCACCACGTGAGAGGTTGAGTAAGGCAATCTCACATACCCGCTTCTCTGATGCTTGACGCTGTGCGCCATACTGCTTAGACTCTTTCAGAAAGGCTTGTATAAGCTGATAGCGTCGTTGCAAAGCCTTGTCGCTCTTGTCTGGAATCAGTCCTAATGAACATACGGCATCCTTGTTGCGCTTGGAGTGTATCTGTTCTGTGATGGTTTCTTCGTCTATCTTGCCGAGAGCCGTGTCTGCAAAGCGACGTGCCCGACTGTGATAGTTACTGTTTCCGATGTATCGTGCAGCCTTGTAGAACAGGTCGAAACGCTTTTCTCCAACCACGGTATAAGCTTCGTGGAAGAGTTTTTCGTCAAAGGCTCCGTCGGCAAGATCAGCTGGGTCGAGGTCGGTGAAGAGTGCTGTTGTAGCCCTCTTCTCGTCTTCGCCCATCTCCTTAGTATGTGCAATGAAGTAGTAATAGGCAAGATCGAAGCCTTCCCAGTTGAGATACGCTTTGATAAGTGGAACCCACTGCGGTGCAAAATACGCCAACTCTAAGAGTCTGTCGTCTTTGATTGTCTTAAGTATTTCTGGCGTATCTGTTTCGAGTGGGAAGGTGCGCTCAATGATATCGGTCAGCACTGCACGCTTTTCAGTGCCGTAGCTACTTGCTATCAGGTGATCTTTGCCCAATGCTTTCATTGCCGTAACCATATATTCAGCACCCTGAAGTACCATTGCGTTACTTATACGGATGATGATATTAGAGGCTGTTGTCGGTGCATTGAGGCGCGTCATCTCGACCTTGAAGAGGTGTTGAGCTATCTTATTGATGATTCTCTCCAGATTCTTGTAAGTCTCTTTGCCGTAACGTGTGTCAACGTTCTTCTCATCTTCATATAGTAAAGTAAGTCGGTGACCTCGTGTATTATAGATATAATTACCTGCATTACGTAGCTCTTCGCCCTCGTCATTCAGCAGTAATTCCATAAAGGTATCGTCAGACAGCTTGCCTTGAAGGTTGTAACGCGACAATATGAGTGCATCAATCGTATAGTATGAATGGTATAGCTTCTTATCCATTCGGGCTATTGGCACATACTTCCCATACATTGCCATTGTCATATCTGCGAGGAGTTTGAACTCTTCGTCTGTCCTCCAGTTTTTTTCTGCGAACCTCATTGCCATATGAAAGAGCCTGCTATGGAACACGTGTCTATCATCGTTTGAACCATAACGGGAAATTCTTATGTACTTATTAGTCGGACAGTGGAAGAATATCAGTGCGAGAAGGGTATAGGCTTGATGGAAAATCAGGGAAGGGTTCTTCTTTCCTAAATCATCGAGCAGAGTGTGTATGATAAGCTGGAAATGGCTGGCATACTTCCAACTTTCAATGTCTTTCACATTCTTGAATGGATAGTTGTCTGCATCCAGCTCCACAATTTCTCTGTTATAGCTGTCATCAAGTACAGAAAGCATTATATCGATACCTAATAGGTCCTCGTCTTTGAGGGGATGAGTTGCAAGAAAACCTTTCCAGAGTTCAAGATAAGGAAGCGCGTCAAGGGTATGCTCGTCAGACGTAAAGGAAAGATAACTGTCGCCAATTGTTTGGGTTCCTCCCCAATAGCTCTTATACTCCTTGTCTGCATTAGCATCGATAATCTTTTCCAGTTCGGTGTATAGCTTGTGAAGTTCGTCAATGGTGTAGGTAAAGACAGAGCCTGCATCTGCACGGTTTTTGCCTGTAACCTTATTGAATACCTTACCAAGGAACGACTGCGAATCGTTCTCTGTCAGGAATGGATCAGATAGTTTAATGGTCGGAATGTCTCCCGTCTTGTATAGACCGTAACCACCTTCTGCACCGGGATAGGTTGTAGGAGCAGTTGTACTTGCCTCTTCTCTCGTAGGAGCAAAGTCCTTTGTAAGCTGTTTGCTGCCCTCCCTAAGCTCAGTCAAAGCGGCTGTTATATAGTCTCCCTTTGTTGTCTGCAAGCGTTCGTATGATGCTTTCAGCTGTTCGTAGGGCAACGTAAGCAGTACACGAACAGCCATACTTCGTGTGTCAGAAACCTTGGATTTTAGCTTCTTCTCTATATCTTTGACATCTGTTGTGGTAAATTCTTCCTTGTAGAAGAAGGCCAAGAGGAAGTCAAAGCCCTCTTTCTCATAGCCAAAGATATTCTTAACGAGGAACTGGCGACGTGCTTCAGGACTGCCTAAAGGGTAATATTCCTTCATAAAGGTGTATAAAGGCTTCTTTTTCTCATCCTCTTGTCTATAGTTATAATATCTTATGAAGTACACTCCCCAGTTAGGCATCTTCTCAAGAAGGATATGGTCAATCGTTTCCTGTGTCTTCATTTGGCTGGCAAGTACCCACAGAGCATTGATGAAGTGTTCGCGTGAAAGACGGATTTTGAACCATTCAAAGCCTTTGAAGGTGAAGTCCGTGTTATTCTTAACCTCCTTCTCCCATTTCGCAATCTCATCAAAAAGCTTTTGGAAAAGTTCACGTTTTTTGCTTGAAACCGTTTCAACCTTTCCATATTCATACTTGTTCTCTCTCGCCACATCACTTAGCTGATCAATGAAGAAAGCCTTTGTGAAAGGATCATCCAGATGCTTTACAAAGAACTCGAAGTGGTCAGTAACTTTGAAATGGTTTGAACGGTCAAGATAGTAGATGGCTGCAATACGGTTCTGGAGAGGGGTATCGCCATCAATTAACTGTAAGGCATCATGCTGTGCAATACTGAAATCCTCAACACCAGCCGTATATAAAGCAATGTAAACGAGTAATGCATTCGGACCCGTATAGGCTTTTACTCGTTCCTCTGGGTGGGTCAAGAATAGATGAATACCTTCGAAGATAGTTTTGATATCCTTGTCGGAAACAGACTCGTAGCCGATGCCAGCCCATGTTTGAACAGATCGTCTAACGGAACTATAACGCAGAAGTCCTTCTTCGGCAATGACATCCAACATCCGTTTATAGAATGTCAGGCTGTATTCATTACCACATTCTACGATACTCTGGCGCAGACCCTCTTGTAGTTTTGCAGCTCTCAGCACGTTGAGGAGGAGGGTATGCAACTCCTCGTTATTATTAGATTCTATGGCTGTGATGAGGCTTTGCGTAAGGATTCCGACATTATTTTCACTGGTCAGTACCTCTTTCACAGCTTCGATAGTCTCTGGCTTTCCCTGCTGGATAGCAGCTGTAAGTACAGGAGTAAATGAGAGATAATAGCTGGTTATATCAGGGTATTGTCCACGGATTAGCTCGTCAATCGTGAGACCGTAGGCAGCTACGGCAAAGAAAGAGCGCATGATATTGGATATATCGTTTGCTCTCTCCTGCAAATCAATGTCATCTCTCACATCTATACGATAGATACCTTTCGTATGAGAGAATTCTTCGAGCTGCTTTAAATGTAGTTCTAAAAGCTGAGAATAGTTCTTTGGGAGAATGTGAGGAAGGTTTGCACCTGCAGAGATAAGTTCCTTTATGGTACGGAAAGGAAGCTTCTCTTCGTCATAACCTTTGTAAAAAACATTTCGGTAGTAATTGAATTGATAGTCTTCTTCCTTGCATTTGTTTACAAATCTTTTCTCCCATATATTGCATTGGGATAGGTTGATGCTATTGATATATTGAGAACAGTGTTCCTGTAACTCCTTCTTTGTTTTCATATTTTATTCCTTTCAATAAGTTTTTAGATGGTAAATGTGTTCCAGCCAATGCGAATTTGCTGGTTAGTAAGACTTATAAAGTAGTGATTTTTGCTGAATCTAAGCCTTTTCCTCTTACAATTTTCTCTCTAAGTTTAACCTTAAAAATAAAGACCTGTGAGCATTGTGAGTCTGAGAAAGACGACTTCTGCTCCTTGGCAGAGTATGATAGGGGCATTCCATTCCGTTACTTCTTCACCGTTGATGAATACTCTGAAGAGACCGTCATCGTATGCCTGCTTTGTTCGTTCCATCGCTTTTGCCATTGTGTCGTGGTTTTCGCTATAGTTCTCTGCAAAGCGGATGCGTCCTTCCTCAGCCTGTTCGGCAATCTCACTGTCGGACAAAGCGTGGTTCTCTTTTGGAGTCTGGGCTTCTGTTAAACCTTTTTGGGTTAAGATGTAGAGTAGAACTCCGAGTGTATTGACAGTTTCATCAATCTCTATAGGATGCCTGCCTAATTCCTTTCTACTTCCTAACTTCTTTTTTATAATGTATATATCCATTCCGTTTAGGTATTTCTTCCTTTTGCAAATATAGGAAATAATTGGTAAACAAATGAATATTATTCCATTTCTTTGGCTGTGGAGGGAGTAAGGTTTTGGGTAATTACAAGAAAGGGTATTAGCTTTGTTTGGAGGTGAACTGAACACATCTATTGGGGGCATGAGGATATTTCGTGGATAAGTAGCTTTTTGAGTCTTAATGCATGGTACATGATAGCGGGCTTCTCTACCTTATCAATCGTATTCAGCGCATATCTCTTTCTTACTTCTCTTTGGAAGTGATTGTTGTTTTGGAGTGAGGTGGAGGAAGATGCTGTTTTATGTTTCGAAATCGTTTTCAATTTGCTGTCATTACTGTCACATAAAGTTGTTGTATAACTATTTAATTATCAATGAGTTTATACGAAGTGTTAAAAGTGACAGCAAACTAAAATATAAATATCTACTGTTCCCATGTTCCATCAGTTTGAATTCAGTTTTTAAATACAGTTGGTTTGAAAGTTGCCATACTCGCTAAATGTATGCTAAATACTTTTATTATTACTTGTGGGGAATATGTACTACTTGTTGTATCTTTGCATAGTGGCAGTGATATACAAAAGAAAAGCGGAGGTCTTTAAAAGACTTCCGCTTAATTTTTGAAGGGTGGGTGGTGGGATTCGAACCCACGACATTCAGAACCACAAGCGGAATGTCTTGTGCGTGTAATATTCTGATATATAGCGATTTTGTCGTTTGTTACTTATGCCCTGCTAAATATATGCTAAAGTTTCTTCATACAACCGAGTACTTGAAACACGTGCGTAATCAGCTTTACAGGAATATCCTGCGGCTGATACTCTTCTGACTTATTGACAGGAACAAGATGGAGGTAGTCATCACCCTTTGGTGACTTGGTAACGAGTTTTACCGTACGCATATCCTTTGTGACAATACCATACACCTCGCCATAGAGTAGGAACTCTCGCCAATCGTGAAGCTGCTTAATGGCTATGATGTCACCATTTGAGATTAACGGCTCCATTGATTGACCCGAAATATTACACCAGCAATCCGCATCTTCATACTTCTTGAAGTCGACAAGGTACTCTGGGTTAATGGTCTGGTCGTTGAGGATAATATCGAAACCTCCTAAGAAGTCAACGTTATAGTATGGCTTACCCTGTGAATAGCTGATTGTAGGTGCTCCTTCTAATGCAGTTACTCTTTCTCCGAGTTCTGATATTTCCTGCGAGTTCTCCTTGTTGCAACCTTGATAGTACCTGCGGTTGTCGTTGTTTATCGTCCCGCTGTTGTTGGCAGTGTTCGCTTTCCCCGGTTGGCTTATGTCACCACTGAGGAACATAGAGCCTTCACCATTAACTAACCAACTGTAAGGAACTTGAAGACTCTCACATATAGCCTTTATAAGGTTTGTCGGGACATTCCTATCTCCATTTAGTACTTTAGATAAGTTCGATTGATTGAAATTAATCATCTTTGCGAACTTAGATGGAGATACGTTTTCGTGTTCAATGAGCAGTTTAATCCTCATTACAATATCTTTATTCTCCATATGTGTTATGTTTATTTATGTTAAAAGAACTATTTATTTTTGCTTTTATTCGTTTATTAAGTTCAAAAGAACTATTTTTGTAATCGCATTTGTGCAGAATGCGGAAAGACATCGCTAAATTTTCCCATTTGGGAGTTTAGATATTTAACCTCTGTAAGACTGCACACTTGCAGAGGTTTTTGTTTATATACAACCGACCTCTTTATTCCACGTTTGACGGCTAAATACACCTTGGCGTGGTCTTAACTACTTTCTCAAAAGGGTGCATGGAGAAAGACGCAGGACTTGAGTATGGATGCGTGCAGGCGGTGATAATACCGAAAAGCCATACGACACTTACAGAGATTATTCCTTTGAGGTGTGCCGAGCGACCGACTGATAACGTTCAGCAGAGCAAAGGCAAGTCCCCGACACCAATCATAAATAGTTGGTGGGTAAGGGGAAACTCTGCCTTACTCCCTCCCTCCTCCATTAGCAGTTTATTATTTTATATTATAGTTTGGGCGCAATTTTTTTATGACCGGATTAAGAATTTTTGAAAACCCACAATTTGGGAAAGTAAGAACGGCAGGAACGACGGATAATCCATTATTTTGCCTTGCCGATGTGTGTAATGCTCTCGGACTGCAACAAGGGCACGTAAGGGAGCGACTTGATAAGGGGGTCGTTTCAACCGAACCCCTTGTAACGGCAGGAGGTGTACAAAATGCGAACTTCGTAAACGAAGACGGCTTGTACGATGTGATACTTGACAGTCGTAAACCCGAAGCGAAAGCCTTTCGTAAATGGGTTACTAAGGAGGTTTTGCCGTCAATACGTAAACATGGTGCGTATATGACTGATAATATCATAGAACGCACATTAACCGACCCTGACTATCTTATCCAACTCGCTACGGCTCTCAAAGATGAAAGACAGAAGCGTATTGAGGCGGAACAATCTGTAAAAGCTGCTCAACCTGCTATTAACTTCACAAATGCCGTCAGCGGTTCTGTATCTTCCTGCTTAATTGGAGAACTCGCAAAGCTAATCAATCAGAACGGCACTCCGATGGGAGAAAGACGACTATTCCAATGGATGCGAGATAACGGCTATCTCGGCACGAAAGGAGAACGATATAATATTCCTAATCAGAAGTACGTTGATATGGGCTTATTTGAACTTAAAAAGGGCGTGCGAAGTGGTAGTAATGGTGTGCTGCACACGACTATCACGACGAAAGTGACGGGCAAAGGGCAAATTTACTTTGTAAATAAGTTCAATACCCATTAGAAATCGGTTGTATCAATAAGTCAAAGAATGAGCATATTTGATATGCTCTTTTTTATATAAAGGTGTATTTGTAAACGAACCTTTTGTAATGTTAAATATTAGTTAAACGAACTAAATAATTAGTTCAAAATTTGTTTGATAAGTTCAAAAGAACTACCTTTGCACTGTAAACAATTTAGTACAACAGCAAAGGTAAACCTTTTAGTTGAGAAAAGCAAGTGTTTACAGCGATTTTTGAACTATTGAGACAAAAAGATATTGAAAATGAAAGGCTGCAAGCGAGACTAACAATCCGTGACCTTGCAGATGGCAGAAGTAAATATAGAGATTAAATAACGCTACGAAATACCTCTATACGTAAGAGAGTAGGCAGGTTAGGGGTCTGTCTCGCTAAATGAATATATAACGCACACTGCGATTGAAATAAGGTCGCTACTATTCGATTAGGGTGTGCGTACGAATGAACTAAAAACTGATTGATTATGACAAAAGAAGAGTTAGATATTCTCAAAGAGAAAATCGTTGATGAGTTGAATTGGGCTATGGACTCACGAAAAGATGCCATTGATATAATGGTAGACGTAGATGAGAATAACGAAGATACATTATATGCTAACATAAGGGCTAAGTTCACTTATGATGGCTATTATGATAGCGATGTTGACTATTATGAGACGACATCAATAGACTGTTCTATCGTAGATTTAGAGCTTTACGAGAACAATAAGAGAGTTGATACTCCTAATTATTTTTTAAATGAAATAGAAAGAGAGATAGCATGATACAGATTTTCTTTGCAGTCGGTGCATTAAGTTGCACCGCTGCCGTTGCCAAATACGTTTGGCAGGCAAGAGATAGTTTTAAAAATGTGTATAACCAATTTAAAGAAGAATATGGCAGACGATAATAGAAGTCTTTTCGATATTCTCGAAGACATAAAGGCGTTAGAAGAGGATTTCTTGATTGAAGCTGAGAAGTTCAAGAAAGAGTATCAGTCTAAGAAGTTGAATTTTGATTTTCTTAATAGTATTATTTCGTAATATATTTGAATTATTGTTTATGATTTACCTACGGTTCGAGAGAATAGTAGGTTTTTACCCTACAAAGGGCGTTTAACGCAATGCGTATGGTTCGATTCCATACGTGGGGACTAAGTTATAATCAGGTTAGTAGTTTTAATCATGGTCACTCCTCATGGTTCGTGAGAATAGTGAGGATTTTAAGGGCATCTATGGTAGGTGAGTGGGGTTCGAGTCCTCAATGCCCACGAAACAAAAAGAAGAATATGGAAAGAACATTGAAAGATAGAAAGTACAGTATTACTGGACTATTCAAGCACATCGGAGCTGGTAATAAGCTACATGTCCCATTGAGTTGCTACACTGCCAATTCAGTAACTACCGAATGTACAAGGCAAAACCGATATGAGGGTTGCGACCCTATGAATAATAAATTTGCCACTACCAAGAAAGAGAAGGTAGGGCATATAACTATCATTCAGAGATATTAATGAATAATCTTACTATTTCTGAATTGGGCGGTATCATTGCTGATTTCGTCCATGTTGGATATAACCTTGCTATCAAAGATTATGACCCACCGCAGGATAGATTAAGGCAATCAGAAGTCAAGAAGTGGCTTAAATTCAGAAAGATAGACTTTAAGACATTTCAAGAATTAGAGAAACAAGGGCTAATCCATGCTCGCAAGGGTGATGCGATAAACTCTCCTTTATATTACTCAAAGAAAGAGATACAAGAAGCATTTGCGACAATGAGATTAAACCGATTAATAATAACTAATGAATTAAAGGATTATGACATTGATTAGAAAAGCATCGGAATTGAGTATTCCGAACACAATCAAGATGATGATTTACGGACAGGCTGGTATGGGTAAGAGTACGCTTGCCCTTTCGACACCTAAGCCTCTACTATTGGACTTCGATAACGGTGTTAAGCGTATCAATATGTCTCATTTGGAAGGTATTGATACCGTACAGGTCGGTAGTTGGCAAGACGTGAAAGATGTGCTACAAGAGGATTTGTCAGCGTATCAGACTATTGTCATTGACACTATCGGTAAGATGATGGACTTCATTATTACATATAAGTGTGGTTCTCGTCAACCTCAGATAAGAGACTGGGGCGGCATCAATCAAGAGTTTTCTTGGCTTACTCGAACAGTAGGAAGTCTTAACAAGAATGTTGTATTTGTTGCTCATCGTGACACTCGTAAAGAGGGTGATGACACTGTCTTTATCCCTGCTCTACGTGAAAAGTCCTACAATGCTATTGTTACTGAACTTGACCTGCTCGGGTATCTCGAGATGAGAAACGATAACGGACGACAGATGCGCACGATTACATTTGACCCTACAAGTCGTAATGACGGCAAGAATACGTGTAATCTACCTGGCGTTATGACCATTCCTACCATTGTAGACGCACAAGGCAAACCAACGGCAAAGAACGATTTTATCGAACGTTCCGTTATTGCTCCTTATCTTGGTATGCTCTCTGCAAAGGAAGATGAAATCAAGAAATATAACGCTCTCTTGTCAGAGATTGAGGATGGTATTTCTCTAATCACAGATGCACAGAGTGCAAATTACTTTGCAGAGCATATCAATGATTATAAGCACGTAGGCAGTTCATTAATGAAGGCTCGCTCGTTGTTCTCTGCAAGGGTGAAGGGGCTTGGGCTGGTCTACAATAAAGATACAAAGGCTTATGAAGACAAAGCAGCCTAATTATAATATTTATCCATCTTTGCTTGATGCCTATCAGCAATACGTGGATAGTGACATTATTTGGGAAAAGTATTGGGGGTTCTGTGAGACACCCCCACATACTCCCGAAGAGTTCCACGATATGCAGTTTCAATCTGTTATTGACCGCATAAACAGAGTGCCTTATGACAATGAAGCTGTTGCAAAGGGTACGGCTTTCAATGAGGTTGTAGACTGCATGATTGAGCATCGTAAGTCTGACAAGATAGAAATTGAAAAGGTCTATGATGCAGAGTCGAAAGTCGTAGGACTTAATGCAAAGATAGGTGAGCATCTTTTTTATTTCCCTATCAGTTTGTGTGCTGAATTTGCAAACTACTATAAAGGTGCAGTAACACAGAAATACGTTGAGGGAATTCTCTCGACTGCTTTTGGAGATGTGAAACTCTATGGCTTCATTGACGAGTTATTGCCTTTGTCTGTACACGACATCAAAACGTCAAGCCAATATAGCGTAGGAAAGTACAAGCGCAATAATCAGCATTTGGTTTACCCATTCTGTTTGTTGCAAATGGGTAATGATGTAAGGACTTTCGAGTATAATGTTGCGGTGATTGGAAAGTATAACTATGAAACATTTACCGAAAGCTATGAGTTTAATCCGAATCGAGACATTCCTATACTTCAGAAGAGGTGTGAGGATTTCATTCGGTTTGTGAATGAGAATAGAGAATTGATAACAGACAAGAAACTATTTAACGAACCATAATATAGATTTACAAGGCAGAGTAATAGCTGTACTTCCACCACGAGAAGGCACTTCTGATCGTGGACCATGGAAGTCACAAGAGTATGTTATTGAAACGCATGAACAATATCCAAAGAAGATGGTTTTCAACGTCTTTGGCGCAGATAGGATAGAGCAGTTTTCAATCAAGTTGAATGAGGAAGTTAAGGTTAGTTTTGATATTGATGCTCATGAATACAATGGACGTTGGTTCAATAGCATTCGTGCATGGGGCATTCAGCATTTGCTATCTAATATACCACAGCAACAATATCAGCAGCCTGCACAACCTACCTATCAACCGCCACAAGTAGAAGATAATACACCATTCTAATGATATATAATCTTTCTTCCCCACTTGATAAGGCTAACTTCCTGCTTCGTGCTAAGAAGTTAGCCGAGAGTGGGGTAATCGTAGACTTGACCGAGAAAAAGCCAAGAAGAAGTTTACCACAGAATAAGTATTTGCACGTTATCCTTGCTTACTTTGGTGCGCAAACAGGTAATACACTTGAATGGGTCAAGCAGCAATATTATAAGAAACTTGTAAACCCTGACTTGTTTATCCGTGAAAAGGAAGATAAGTACTTAGGTAGGATAAAGGCGCTTAGAAGCAGTGCTGACCTCGATACGGCAGAAATGAGTTTGTCAATAGAAAGGTTCAGAAATTGGGCTGCGCAAGAAGCTGGCATATACATCCCGTCAGCAGATGAAGCAATACTCATTCAGCAGATGGAGATAGAAATAGAACGAAACAAAGAATTTTTATGAAAGAAAATAAAGTTGAAAAAGTAGTTGTCACTGAATACATTTCTGATTTTGGAGAAGTATTTAAGGATGAAAATGCTTGTAAGAAAAGTGAGTGTGAAAGATATAAATTAATGCTTAAAGAAGCATTGGAAAGTAAATTTGCACCACTTGTTAAAAAACTTGTAGAGGAGGTTGATAGACATCACATGAATGCTTATTGTAGTATGGGTATTGATGACGATGTGTTATGTGAAATAATCCCAAAATAACTTCATAGTCTTTAGTTTTAATAGTTTAGAACTCGTGGAGAAGCGTCCCCACACTTGCTTTGGTGGCGGAATTGGTAGACGCGTCCTTAAATTCAAGGATGGCATATAGCGTGAGAGTCGCGATGCAAAACGCTTTGTAAGTCCGTACAGGTTCGACTCCTGCCCAAAGCACGAGATTCGTTCTCTCATTGAAAGAAAATTGTTAAGGTTTATAAGCCTCACAGCGGTGGGGCAAAACGATGTATGGTGTAATGGTAGCACAACAGATTTTGGTTCTGTCAGTGGTGGTTCGAATCCGCCTACATTGACTATGTATTATTTGAAGAAAAAGAAAACAGACAAACCAAAGAAACGGCAAGCAAGCCAAGCTACTTTGGTAAAGAAGCTGGATAAGGTCTTTAGCCAGTATATCAGATTGCGAGATGCTTTCCCTAACGGCACATTCAGGTGTATATCGTGCGGAAAGATAAAGCCTTTCGACCAATCCGACTGTGGGCATTATCATTCGAGACGGCACATGTCAACTCGCTTCGATGAGGAGAATTGCAATAGCGAATGTAGATTTTGTAATAGATTTTCAGCCGACCACCTTATCGGGTATCGTGAAAACCTTATCCGAAAGATAGGGACACAGCGGTTTCAGATGTTAGAGGTCAAGGCACATCAGACAAAGAAGTGGTCTTGCTTTGAACTTGAACAGCTGATTAAGTATTATTCAGTATTAGTCAAGAAATTGAGTGATGAGAAAGGAATAAGAATATGAAAAATATAATCCACTTATACACCATAAATGAGTGTGGCAAGAAATGCCCGATGTGTTGTAACAAGCTCTATGATATAGAGGCATTGCCCGTAGTTACGGTTGCCGAACTGAAATCTGCTAATACTGTCTGCCTGACAGGCGGCGACCCTTTTCTGTATAACGAATTATATAAATTTATAGGCAGATTAAGAGGACAATATCCTAATATTAAAAATTTATATGCTTATACGTCAGGATATGCCTTATACAATTATCTCAATCTCAATTGGTTTGAGATTGGTAAACTTGATGGGGTATCCATAGCACCAAAAGATGTTAGTGATTGGGTGTCACTAAAAAATATACTCAAAAATGAGATGTTTAATAAGATTTTATCTTCTATGAAGTCTAACCGATTGATGGTATTTGATAGTCAAAAGGCTAACTTTGAAGAGTTCCTAAAAGATATAGACTTGTCAATGTTTACTATCTTGGGCAGAAAATGGGATAAAGAATTTCGTACTCCCGAAAATGAGATGTTTAGAAGACTATCAATATTGTTTGAACATGATGTATAAACTTCGTGACTACCAACAAAAGGCTTCCGATACAGCGGTAGCCTTTTTTAATGATAAGAAAGCAAAGTATAACGCTATTATGGTGATGCCTACGGGTTGTGGGAAATCATTGGTGATAGCTGACATTGCTAACAGACTGCAAGGACATACGCTTGTCTTTCAGCCGTCAAAAGAGATACTTGAGCAAAACTACAAGAAGCTATGCTCCTATGGTGTACTTGACTGCTCTGTTTACTCGGCTTCATTCAATTCAAAGAATATAAGCCGTATTACATTTGCAACGATAGGCAGCGTGATAAGACACACGGATGACTTTCAGCATTTCAATAACGTAATCATAGATGAGTGTCACTTTGTCAACGCAAAAGGTGGTATGTATGAAGAATTTATCCACGCCACGGGGTGCAAGGTGTTAGGACTTACCGCTACTCCTTACAGATTAAGTTCAAGCAGCTTTGGCGCAATGCTAAAGTTCCTTACTCGTACCCGTCCGCTGATATTCTCAAAGGTTATCTATCAAGTGCAAATATCGACTTTACTCGATATGGGCTTTCTTTCAAAGATAGATTACTTCCAAATGAACCCATTAGGGTGGGATGAGAACAACCTTCAAGCAAATTCAACTGGTGCAGACTATACAGATAAATCAGTAGAAGCAGAGTATAATAGAATTGACTTCTACGGCTATTTAGTCAGCATCGTGAAACGACTACTTTCGCCAAAACGTGGCGGTGTAAGAAAAGGCATATTAGTCTTTACTCGCTTTCTGAAAGAGGCTGAACGACTGACGCAAAGCATTGAATGCTGCGAAATGGTATCGGGAACAACACCAAAAGCAGAGCGTGAACGCATATTGAATGACTTTAAGAGCGGTAAGATAAAGGTTGTTGTGAATGTAGGAGTATTGACAACAGGATTTGATTATCCTGAACTTGATACGGTGGTTATGGCACGCCCTACAATGTCGCTTGCTATGTACTATCAGATAGTAGGTAGAGAGATACGTCCATACAAAGATAAACAAGCGTGGTTTGTAGACCTTTGCGGAAATATCAACCGATTTGGTAAGGTTGAGGACTTGAAGCTCATTGACACCAATGATAAAGGCAAATGGGCAGTGTTCAGTAACGGCAAGCAGTTAACGAATGTGATATTTAATTGATTATGGAATACTTAGAATTTCTTAAAACAAAACAAGTAAAGATACAGAAATCGGGGTTTAATGTCGAAGATAAAGACTTAAACCCTATTTTATTTGACTTTCAAAAATACTGTGTAAAGAAAGCCTTATCGGCTGGTAAATACGCACTATTCGAGGATTGCGGACTTGGCAAAACACTCCAACAGTTAGAATGGGCAAAGCACGTATCAATGCACACAAATAAGCCTGTACTTATTCTTGCTCCTTTGGGCGTCATTCATCAGACAATTAAAGAGGGTGCAAAGTTCGGATATAACGTTTCTGAGATTAGTCTAACGGTGTTTGACCAAGACTTAAAAGCAGGCATATATATCACAAATTACGATAACTTAGAAAACATTGATGCGTATTTATTTGGCGGTGTGGTGCTTGATGAGAGTTCTATCTTAAAGAATTTCAACGGCAAGACAAAGCAGCAGCTTGTAGATGATTTCAACGAAACACCCTATAAGTTATGTTGTACGGCTACACCTTCACCAAACGATACTATGGAGTTATGCAACCATGCTGAGTTTCTCAACGTGATGACACGTAACGAAATGCTTGCAATGTACTTTGTTCATGACGGTGGCAATACATCCTCTTGGCGATTGAAAGGACATGCGGAGCGTTCTTTTTGGGACTTTGTATCAACATGGGCGGTGATGTTAACATCTCCTTCTGATATAGGTTTTGATGGATCTAAATACATTCTTCCAAATCTTAACATTGAAGAAGTGTTTATCGAAACTGAAAAGCGAGATAATGGAATGCTTTTCAATGATATTGCAGTATCTGCCACCACGTTCCATAAGGAGCTAAAAGTCACTCAAAAAGAACGTATGGAGAAAGTTGCAGAATTGGTTAACAATTCAAATGAACAATTCATTGTTTGGATTGGTCATGATGACGAGGGCAAGATACTACGTTCACTCATTCCCGATGCAGTCGAGGTAAAAGGTAGCGACACAAAGCAATACAAGAAGGATAATTTGCTCGGCTTTGCTGATAATAAGTTTAGAGTTCTTATTACCAAGCTAAAGATTGCGCAATATGGACTTAACTATCAGAATTGTCATAATCAAGTATTCGCATCGCTTGATTTCTCTTTTGAAGCAACCTATCAAGGCATCAGACGTTCGTATCGATTCGGACAGAACCATGAAGTTAATATCTTCCTCATAGTCACCGATACCATGCAGAACGTCAGAAAATCAATCATTGAGAAACAAAACGCTTTCCTCAATATGCAAAAGAAGATGAGTGAAGCAACAAACCGAAATGTAAAGAATTTAATCAAACTGACCAAAATGGGAACAGATAAGAATTACAAATCAGATAAGTGTGATATTCGTCTTGGCGATTGTGTACAACTCATAAAGGATATTCCTGATGAGAGTGTAGGATTTTCTATATTCTCACCACCATTTGCAGAACTCTATACATATTCTGACAAGTTGGAGGATATGGGAAACTCGAAGGATTACAAAGAGTTCTTTATCGCTTTCAACTTCCTCGTAAAGGAGTTGTATCGCGTCCTTTGGAGTGGTCGTAATATTGCCGTTCATTGTATGGACTTACCTATTCAGAAAGGCAAAGAGGGTTATATCGGGCTTCGTGATTTCTCAGGAATGATACTCAAAGCATTTCAAGATGCAGGGTTTGTCTATCATTCACGTGTCACCATTTGGAAAAACCCCGTAACAGAGATGCAACGTACAAAGGCACTTGGACTGCTCCATAAGCAAGTGAAGAAAGATAGCGCAATGAGCCGCGTGGGTATTCCTGACTATCTCCTTGTTTTCAGAAAAGAGGGAGAACACGACCACCCAATACATTGTGGTATTGACGTCGATACTTGGCAGAAGTACGCATCACCAGTGTGGATGGACATTGACTACTCAAACACGCTTAATGCAGCATCGGGGCGTGAAAGCAATGATGAAAAACACGTATGTCCTTTACAACTTGACACAATCAAGCGAGCTATTACCCTTTGGAGCAATGAAGGTGACACGGTATTAACTCCTTTCTTAGGTATTGGTTCAGAGGTATATCAATCTATCCTGTTAAATCGTAAGGGCATAGGCTTTGAGTTGAAAGATAGCTACTTTGCGGAGGCGGTGAAGAATTGCAAAAAGGCAGAGTGTGACGTTTCTCAAAAGTCGTTGTTTGACGCAGTATGATAAAACTTGATGACAAGTTTACCATTCGGTATTCCCCCCACGAGCAGCTTGTAATGTTACGGCTAATCGTGGGGGCTGACGATGACGGCATTTCACGTACAAGTTATCGAAGCCTTGCAAATGATTGCGGATTGTCCCTACAAACTTGTAGGAATGTTTTATCCTCACTTGCATACAAAGGAGATATAGACACGATAGCTAATCAAAAAGGGACATTCTTTGTCGTGAATAGGTGTGATGATTATCGCTTTGGAAAGAAGAAAACCAACGAACAATCAAAGCAGGTTTTAACATCCTTACAAGCAAAATGTAATGACAGAGAGAAAGCGTTTGAAAAGAGCCTTATCCCTTTTGTTTCTTCACGTGGTGGCACTTACGAGCCTACGATGATACGTGCATTTTTTAACTATTGGACTGAACGAAACAAATCAGGCACAAAGATGCGCTTTGAACTTGAAAAGACGTGGGAAACATCAAAGCGATTGCAAACGTGGGCAAGCAGGGAGAAAGTACAAAAGAGTACCACCACCCTCAAATCATCTGAAATGAACTACGACAAAGATAGTGATTGGTAAATGGGACAAATAGACTTCAAATCCGCCATTGAGCGGTTACGAGATACAACGTACAAGCCACTACCCGATAAGGTGCAAATCAGTGTACCAAATGCAGGAACGCACCTTAAAGGGGGATTAAAATACTTCTGTGGTGATAATGCTAAGTGGAATACTGACTATGAGAAGATAGTCCAGTGGCTCACTGATAACAAAGGTAAAGGCTTAATGCTTGTTGGAAATTGCGGTGTTGGCAAATCGCTGATAGGTATGAGGATTATTCCTTTACTTCTTTACCACTATTATAGAAAAATAATAACAATCTGCACGGCAGCAGAATTGAATAAGTCCCCCGATGATTTCCTGAGTAGACACATTATCTATGTCGATGATGTCGGTACGGAGGACGTATCAAATATCTACGGCAATAAGCGAGTGCCATTTGCCGAGTTGGTTGATTTGGCGGAGCGTGACGGCAAGTTACTAATGTTCTCTACCAACTTAGACGAAAAGCATTTGAAAGCTAAATATGGAGATAGAGTGGTTGATAGGCTTCACGCTATAACAAGAAGAGTTACAATAACGGGTGATTCAAATAGAAAGTAACAATGTCGAATAATATCAATGCAGATTACGCCTATTGCAGGGGTGTTGGATGTGAATTAAGAAACTACTGCAAGCGGTATCTTCCAGATCCTCCCGATGCTTATATGTGGTGGGTGCAAGAGAAGTATCAAGAAGATACAGGGAGATGTCCTCACTTCGAGGAGAATTATAAAGATTAACTAAACCAAATCAATATGGAAAAGAAAATTATCGCCTACAAAGGCTTTGACAAGAATTTAAAGTGCCGTGACTTTCAGTATGAAGTCGGTAAGGAGTACGAAATGGACGGAGATATTAAGTGCTGTGAAAGAGGATTTCACGCTTGCGAATCTCCATTAGAGGTGTTTGACCACTATGATATGCTTAACTCTCGCTTTGCAGAGGTAGAGCAGTCTGGAAAAATTGACAAAGAAGAAAACACAACAAAAGTTTGCTCCTCAAAGATTAAGGTAAAGGCTGAGCTGAAATTAGCAGACATAATTAACCTTGGAGTTGAATGGATAAAAGATGTCACTTCGTCAGCTAAGCTAAAAAAAGAGACGAGCTTGATTGGTAGCTCTGGTTACTCTGCTCAGATTGGTAGCTCTGGTGACTCTGCTAAGATTGGTAGCTCTGGTGACTCTGCTCAGATTGGTAGCTCTGGTTACTCTGCTAAGATTGGTAGCTCTGGTTACTCTGCTAAGATTGGTAGCTCTGGTTACTCTGCTAAGATTGGTAGCTCTGGTGACTATGCTCAGATTGGTAGCTCTGGTGACTCTGCTAAGATTGGTAGCTCTGGTGACTCTGCTAAGATTGGTAGCTCTGGTGACTCTGCTAAGATTGGTAGCTCTGGTGACTATGCTCAGATTGGTAGCTCTGGTGACTCTGCTAAGATTGGTAGCTCTGGTGACTATGCTCAGATTGGTAGCTCTGGTGACTCTGCTAAGATTGAGAGTACAGGTAATCACTCTGTTGTTATGGCAGCTGGTAACGATTCTATTGCTAAGGCTAAAATAGGAAGCTGGATAACACTTGCGGAATGGGATTGCATCAATGGAGTCTGGACTCCTATCTGCGTAAAAACAGAGCAAGTAGATGGCGAACATATCAAGGCTGATACCTTCTACAAACTGGTTAATGGTGAATTTAAGGAAGTTGAGGAATAGAATGAAACAGAAAGATTTAGCAGAAGAGTATTTAGATAGAAAGATTAAACAAGAACCTTTTAAATCACTTACAAAAGGTTTTGAATACGCTTTTTCGGTAGATGACATCAAGGCAGCTTTCAACGCTGGGCGTGAGAGCGTGGTGGAGAGTTTGCCAGAGTTGGAGTGGAAAGGGTATGCGCCTTTCATACATGCATCTACTCCTATTGGTAGATATAACATTGACAATTTCGGAATATGGTTATTACGATTTAACGGAAAGGAAATTCCACTCCCTACTGGTAGCTCTTTAGAAGAAGCCAAGCAGGCAGCCAACGAGGATTATAAGAAACGAATTAAAGAAGCATTAGGATTATGACAATAACAGAATTACAAAAGAAACTTCAAGAAATGTACGAAAAGTATGGAGATGTTGAAGTACGGCATCAGTGTGGAGATATTGGTGATTATTGTAGTATATCTTGCGTTACAAGAGATGGTGGAGACATCGTTATTTTGTAAGCTATGAAATGCCATTACGAAAAGATTAAAGGTGTCGGCAAAGTTCTTATCCCCGGTTGTATGGCAGTTTTTGCTTATTTGGATGGTAAAGAATAATGAAGATTAAAATAGTATGGTATCAATATCAGACATTCAAAATGGTTCGTATTATTGGGAAACGGAAGATTCTCATGCTAATAATACGGAAACCGCAAACGATTTTATTAAGAATGAGTTGCCTCCAAATTTAGATGTTTATTTCCAAGATGAAAATTATTTGGAATTTATATTTGAAGATGGTAAGTATTATTCTGCAACCATATTCGGCAATGGTGACTTTACTCACCATCAAGCTAATTTTGAATTTATAAAATAATTGGTTATGAACGGAATAACGATAAACGATAAGCAATACATCTTTCTTGAAACAAGCGAGGAATTTGATTGCGACAAGTGCGATTTGAACAAAGATGGATACTATTTATCATGCAATGCTTTGTGTAAGAACTTTCATGAGTTAACACATGGATATGACGGATATGGAGTATTTAAGGAACTAAAAGAAGAAAAATAATATGACAGAAAGAATTTATCAGCTAAGAGAGTCTGAATATAATGAGCTATTTGAAAAGGCTAAGCTCAACGATAAGGAGATAAAGGAACTTGCAGAGAAGTATTACCAAGAACGTGGAGTCTTTCGAATTGATATTAGAGTCGGACTACAAGATAAATACAGCGGTGACACTGTTTACTACACTGATGTTTTCTCATGCGAGAACGGCTTGTATAAGAACGACAATTTTAAACCCATCATCACTGAGAAAGGCCGCAGGAAAATAGAAAGGATATTGTCTGATGCCTGCACGGAAACCTTTAAGAATCATTTTGGTGATGCTATTAAATTCAGAAATTACTATGCTGAAGCATTGGATAATTTTTCTATAGCAAGAAGGATTGCATACGCAATAGCATTCAGCGGATGGGGAGTTGCGACCGCAGTTATTTTGTATCATTTTTTATTCAGTAAGTAACATGGACAGAGAGATATTATTCAGAGGGATAAATTTTCAGAAAGAATGGGTTTACGGAGACCTTTTCCATTCATACGCAAATGATGATATGGCTATTGCCTACTATAGAGAAGGCAGTAAGACCCCTACATTTGATGCTATCTTTCCTGAAAGCTTTGGGCAGTATACAGGACTGACAGATAAAAATGGGGTTAAAATATTTGAGGGAGATATAATTTCTATTGGAGAGCCAAATATTAAATATATAACAATGTGGCATAATGATGGATTTTGTGCAAAGCAGATTGGCTCAAGTAGCTACATAGGTCTAACCTATTGGGCAAGCGACATAGAAGTATTGGGCAACGTAATAGACAACCCAGAAATAAAATAAAGCGTATGAAAAAGATAATGTTTTCAGATAAGTTCTGCCTTACACAGGCGGTGCTTAGTGGAATAAAGACAATGACAAGGCGAGTACTGAGAGGCAACATGCCACTTGGTAATTGGGAGGAAACGGCAAAGCACCTGCCTTATAAGGTCGGTGATATAGTTGCGATTGCACAGCCTTATAAAGATATTATTGAATGTCTACCGATGTACAGTGATGCTATGCTTGACGAAGTGGGTGTGCCACGCAAGGAGTTTAAGGCAGGGTGGACGAATAAAATGTTTGTCCGTGCCGATTTGCTCCCTCATCACATCAGAATTACAGATGTCAAGGTAGAACGTATCCAGAGTATATCAGACGATGATATTATGCGAGAGGGCATAAGGGAGGAACGTTTTGTTGGCGGTGACAGTATGTTCTTCTATAATAAGACTTTTATTCGTGATAAGAAACAATGTGTTGAGCAGATATATAATTCAACAGCCCGCAGAGCCTTTGCGTCGCTCATGTATAAAATTGTCGGTGGTAACACATGGCATAGCAATCCTTTTGTAGTAGCTTATACTTTTGAATTAGTAGATTAAGAATGAAAATATTAGTACAATTTAGTGGAGGTAAAGATAGTCAAGCTTGCCTAATCAAGGCTGTAAACGACTATGGAAAAGAAAACGTTACGGCAGTGTTCTGTGACACAGGGTGGGAGCACGCTGACACATATAAACATATCAACGCTATTGTAGCTGTACTTGGTGTTAAATTAGTAACTATCAAAAGTAAGAAGTATAAAAACTTCGTAGATATGTCTATCAAGAAAGGTCGTTTCCCTTCTACAATGGCAAGGTTCTGTACTTCTGAACTGAAAGTAATACCGATGATTGATTACATCCTCTCGCAGGATGATAGCTTTATAATCGTTCAGGGCATTAGAGCTAAAGAAAGCAAGGCACGTGCAGGCTATGATGTAGAATGCTCATATTTCAAGGAGTACTTCAATGATGAAGTGAAAGGCTTGTATCACAAGAAAGCCGTCCTCGAGTGGTACAAGACACACGATGCAAGTGTGTTACGACCTATTTTTCACTGGTCAGCACAACAAGTAATAGATTATATCCTTGAAAATAACCAACGCCCCAACCCTCTGTATGAGCGTGGTTATTCACGAGTAGGGTGTTTCCCATGTGTCATGTGTAGGAAGCGTGAGGTACAACTCCTTTCGAAGGATGAATGGGCAAGAAAACGGCTAATAGATGCTGAACAACGAATGAAAGATGAAACAGAACGAGGCTCGTCTTTCTTTGCACCGACTTACATACCAAAGCGATTTTGCGCTAACGGTGAATACCCCACAGTACAGGAGGTGTTCAAATATGTAAACCGAAATGACACAGAACTGGATATGTTTGAGCCAGAGGGAGGATATAGTTGTATGAGTCTCTATCATGGTTTGTGTGAATAACGAATAAATAAATTCCAAAGCTGATAGTATGGACGAATTAAGAAGAGAGTACATCATTCCCGTGCATTTAAATCCTGCGGAAATGATTGATTGTAGTTATCTGGACAACAGAAAGAGTAAATCACGTGCAGGGTCAACACCCTACGCAAGTAAGAGGAAAAAGAAACGTAAAAAGTAAATATTATGAAAGTAGAATTACAATGCGGTGATACAATCACCATTCCTGAAGGTTGCAAGGCAATCGTTAAGGATGGAAGTGTGGTATTTGAGAAAGAGGGAGTGCAAGAGTTTAAGGACGGGGATGTGCTTTGTAGCATCTATGATAATACGGTGTTGATATTCAAAGATGTAAGCAAATGCGCCATGGGTTACTTCAATTCTCATTATAACAATAAAGGTTCGGGTAATAAACATTGGAATAGCGAGTCCTTTCACCACGCCACCGAAGAAGAAAAACAACTCCTCTTCGACAAGATGGAAGAACAAGGGCTAAAATGGAATGCCGAAGAGAAGCGAGTAGAGACGATTAGATGGAGAGCGAAGGGTAAAGAAATTTATTATTACGTTGGATGTAATATGGAAGTGTATAAGTTTTCGCCATCGACTTCTGAAGACGAAGAAGATGATTTTAATTCATATAATTACTTCCGAATAAAAGAGCAAGCCGAAGAAGCTGCAAGGCGCATGAAGGAAGTTTTATTCCAATACCACGAAGAGATGGGAGAATAGGCTATGAATATTAAAGACTTAAAGATTGGCGATAAAGTCTGCAACAAGCAAGACGGATTCCCTATGACAGTCGTTGGGCTTTACTCAACTCTTGCCGACTTGAGCAATGGAACAGTTTACCTCGATTTCGAGGAAAACGAAGGCGATATGTGGGAGGAAGAGGCAAAAGACTTGATACCCTATAATGTTTAGATACTAAAACGAACGAGTATGCGCTAACGTTCTCTGATACGGGCATAACTATGACAGCAAAGGAATACATTAATAGACGTGCTGCACTTGTTGGGCAGGCGATGAAGATAAACAGAAAATACTTTCCTCGATGTGTCAAGGCAAAGCTTAGACGGATTGCAAGATTAGAAAACGAGTATCGCGGTGCTGACTACGAAACTCGCAAGAATGAACTTTACAAAGAATGGTTTAACTAATGAAGGTAATTTTAGACATTTCATTTGATGGGAGGAACATCAATGATATTTATAACCTGCCGTGTGTAATGGCTGTGACGAAAGATGCAGGAGGAAAGCCAGCTGTAATCCTCAAGAAGACACACACCAAAGGACGAACAATAGCCAGACTTGGCGACCATATTTGTCAATATGAGAGTGGTTTATGGCAGGTTTATGGCTCTGAGGCAGCCGATAAAATCATTAAAGGAGGGAAGTACGCACATGAATGAGTTTAACGCAAAGAAGTTAGCTAAAAACGAGATGGTCGACTTCATGAAGGTTACGGAGAAACATAGGGAAACATTTAATCATGTTTCAGCCCTATTTCACACTATCGTATGTGGAACGAATGACATCGCCCACACGTATATGCGTGATGCAATAGAGAAAATCAAAGAAGCAGGCTTATATCGACAAAGAATAAAGAAAGCGTGCAAAGATGCTATGTCCCGATATGATGTTTTTGAGAAACTAAACATGCAGGACATGCAGAATGCGGAATCCGACAAACGTCAGCTTTATATGGACTTTCTCGATAGCGTAGATGAAAGGCTAAAACCGCACGTTTTTGTTTTTCGTCAGTCGATAAAGAGAGTTCTCGATAGGAACATGATAAAGGATAGTGACTTAAAGTCATATATTATCCTTGCATACGAACTTATCAACTACTCGGTAGAATTGTTCGATAAGTTCATCGAAGGCTGTCCGTCTTGTCCTCCTGTAAACTTTGGACTTACCTTTAAGCCTGCACGACTTCACGCTGTCCGCCAAGCATGGGGGCAGGTTGAGGAAATACTCTGTAAGGATTGTGTTAGCATCGACCTCAACAAAGATGAGGATTGCAGACGTTCCCTTGATGTTATCGAACTAAATCTTGTGTCAGAGAAGTTTATCAACGAAAGCGGTACGGCTGCCCTTGAACTTAATCCTGACGCACGAATGGAAGCCGATAGACACATGATGGAGTGGGACAAGAAAAACCATAAAAAGTATGAACTCACTGATAGGCAAGCAGACTATCTACGTGAGAATTATCATTTGAAAACAAACAAGGAACTCGCAGCGTTTATCGGTTGTGGTCTTACAAAGCTGCGTGAGTTCGCAAAGGAATTAGGCCTAACAAAAAAGAAAGTAGCATGAGTAGAACAAAGTTTTGTATAATGGCAGTCATAACCCTTGCTACATTTGGGTTTGCCGTTTACGTACATAGTAGTAACAGACTTATGAGGGGTATAGTTATCGAGAAATCGGAGATACCCAAACACTATGAATGTGTAGATAAGGGTGTCTTGCCTTATGAGCAGAAATACATTAATGCTCAGTATTTCGTCACTCTTTCGTTTCGTAATAGGAAAGAAAAGATTGCCGTTGATTGGGTGACATTCGACAAAGCAGTCATAGGTAAAGAACTAACAATCAAAAGATAATATGGGAAAGAGAGATTTTCAAGAATTGATGGAATTTGCAAGGTCCAATAACCTTATGAACGTTCCATTGTACATTGTCATTCAGAAGTTTAGGATTTACAAAGGGAGTGCCATGTAGGTGCTCCCTTTTTTGTTTATACGAAAAACCCTGCTTGTCCTCTCGGATTGCAGGGTTATCCTAAAAATAATCTTACCTGAAAAATAACTAAAAACCTAAATCTATGTAAAACAAATTCAATACTTTTCTCCTACAAATTTAGCAAATTATCGTGAAAGATGCAAGAGAAAAGGAATATTTATTCAATGAATTTATGCAATCATCTTGCAGTCACTTTCGAATCTCTTAATGAGTGCATACACCTTATGCTCACTCACAGCATACTTGTCTGAAAGACGTGCAACTATATAAGACACCTTTTCACCACTATTCAGTAAAGTAGTATAGTCTGTATACAAGTCTACATACGCTTCATCCTCCAAGCGAATTCCTGCAGTTTTGAGCCTTTTTATTAACTCCCGATTAAATTTCAGTACTTCTATTATCTTCATTATCCTAAATTTTAGTATCTTTGCAATGTCTCACTTATTAAACAACAAAAACGGCACGATGCGGCAGAGGGTATATGCCCCCAGTCAGCATCGTGCCGATGTGTTGTTAATAGTAAGTGAGACGACTTTTTAACAGGCTGGGGGCTTTTTTATTTTTCACCTGCAGCCTGCTAATAGACTACAAAGGTACTGAATTTTGGGCAGGTTGTCCTCAAAATTCAAAGAAATGAATCTCAAAGAGCTTATTCAATATTTAGCTGCGCAATTGCGTGGACATAATGCACTAATACAGATACAAGTAGATGGGCAATACATTATCAAGCATATTGGTGACGTCAACAAATTAGTAGACAACCCTACTCTGATTGCATACAAGGAGGATAGTTCTTTCCTTGACTGGATGAAAGGTGAGATCGACAAAGAGACATATACATCTGGTACAATAGCCAATCATAGAGCTGCATTAGCTGTATTAAAGCGATTCAAGGAAGATCTGACCTTTACGCAGGTTGATTACAAATGTATATGTGATTTTGAGAACTTCTTGAAAGGTGCTGGGTATGCAATTAATACCATTGCAAAGTTTATGAAGATTTTTCGTCGATTCGTTAATCTCGCTATCGACGAGGAACTGATGGCGGTATATCCTTTTCGCAAATATCACATCAAGACGGAGAATGTTCAGAAGCAATCACTGACAGAGAGAGAACTGAGGAGGATAGAAGATAAGGAGGAGAAGGAAGACTTAACAGAAGAGGAGAGAAAGGTGGTTAAAGGTTTTCTATTCAGTGTCTATTCTGGTCTTCGCTTCTCAGACATCGTGCAAGTAACTAAGCAGCACGTTAAGAACATCTATCGGAACAAGTGGGTTGTGATGCGTATGCAGAAGACAGACCACGAGGTGAGAATACCTATCTCTAAGATGTTTGGAGGCAAGGCTGCTGCAATGGTACAAGAGAACAAGACCACTACAGGTAAGCTGTTTCAGCTACCTTGTAACGCACGCTGCAACTTGATACTGAAGCGTGTGCTTAAGCGATTCAACATACATAGGCACATTACTTTTCATTGTGCCAGGCATACGTGCGCTACTGTGCTATTGAGTAAGGGAGTAAGCTTACCTATTATACAACATATATTAGGGCATCAGAGCATAAAGACAACGCAGGTGTATTCAGCTGTGAAAGACATAACGATAAATAAGGAGATACGAAGAGCGTTTAGGTAAGGGTTCCATCGGGACTATGTTTAGAGAAAATAAGCATTTAAAGACATTGAAGGACCTCCGTCTTTTTACTTCTTTAAACGATAACACTCAACAGATAGTTGCGTATTGTCCTAATCTTATAGAGGTGTGGGTGCCTGGATCTATGACTTTTATTGGATCTTGGTTCTCTCTTGGTACTCCGAATCTAAAGACTGTCGTCATGTGTGGGAACACTCCGCCTGCGATATCTTCAAATTTTATGTACATTGATACTAATTATAACTATCCTAAGGGCTTACAAATTTTCGTTCCAGACAAAGCTATTAAAGACTATAAGCAAAGGTGGATGGCAGTAACCAATGGTAGAACTCGTATAATAGACTGTATTAAACCCTTGAGCGAGTATCATTCGTGATACTCGCTAAGTGGATAGATATATTCTGCTATGTCTGAGAATGAAGAACTTGCCTTGTATAGGTTAACGCTCTCGTCTGGAACAAAGATTCTTGCCCCTTTCCTATTATTCCAACCATAGGAAGCTCTCGTTCCTTGTTTAGGGGGATTCTTACTTTTTATGATAAAATTTTTAAAAGAGAGTCCCCATAATAAGGAAGTCTGCTGCTCCATATTTTCAACGATAATAGTATCAATCGTTGATCCATAGAAACAAGTATCATATATTGTAACAGATGGTGGGCATATTAACTTATTAAGGTGCACTATATAACGTAAATCTCCACTATTAATAAATGTTAGATTTTTAAAGATAGATAGGTCTAATATACCATTCTTTCTATCTAAGCCTTGAAATCTATTAGTCCCGATGGAACTAACAGCAGCAGCTTCCTCCATACTTAACTCACCGTCACCGTCTTTGTCCCAATTTTCCACGCAAATGCGCTTTACCTCAGGGTCCTCGAAGCGAATCCACCACTTAGCGATGTTCAGCTTGAGCTTTGGATAGTGCGTCATAAGTGCATCGTAGGTGTCACGATATGCTCCAGTGGTGAGGTTTATTGTACCGTCGAGAACAGGGTAAGGATCATTACCATACTGACCTTCTGCATCGATTCCTTGATATGTACCGTCTACAAGCTGAGAAAGTTTATCAAAGGTGCGTCCATCCGTGAAGGTCTCGTTGAAGCCGACACAGCGCACGTAGCGCAGAGCGTGAGGAACTTGCCCTACTTGCGCATCCATGATGTCGATGAGCTTCTTCACTGGCTGAAGATTGTCGCAACCGCTGACAAAGTAGCTCATCACATTTGGAGCGCAACCTTCTGTGTTGCAGTGCTCGTTCGTGAGTTTATCGAGGTTCTTTAGCTCTACGTATGATGTGGTAGCTGGGTAGTCGACTTCTTCCAGCGCACCACCATCAGCAAAGTGTGCTTCGGTGAGTGAAGAGCCACCAGCGAGGAACTTACGCAGACGGAAGTTACTGCGCATATCAAGAGAGCCTCCAAGAGTAGAGATGTTCTGCACATCAATCTCCTCTAATGATGTTGTATTACCCAATGTAAGAGAAGCGATAAGTATCTTCACCTTCTCTTCATTCTCATCGCCCAGTTTCAATCGCTTGAGTCGTTTGCCAATGATTGAGAGTGCACCATTGATGACATAGGAACTCCAATCGCCAATATCGAGCAGGTAGTCAGCTGACTTGACAGATAGCTGCTGGTCAGACGTACCGTTAATGTCGACGACTATCTCGCAAGGCTTACCTGCATCTGTACGAGCACCACGCATGATTGTGGTACCGTACGCAATGGTTGGATATAACTTCATTGCTGGTGTCAGGCGCAGAACGATTGAGTTCGTTGTTGCATCAGCCTGTGCAGAGGTACGGACGGTGATAGCCCCTTCAGCAGTCTTTGCGTCATAATCTCCGAAGCTGTACTTAGACATAAGGTATTGGATGCGCTTCTTTACCCAAGCAACCTCAGGCGACTTTCCATCACCGAGAGACTGACCCAGTGGGTCGGT